CCCGATTGGGGGCACTGGAAAACGACCGTTTCGGTCGTGCTGGATCTGCGGAGGGCTCTAACCAAGAGCTCGTCGCTTCACTCTCTGTTCTCTTCTAGGACCTAAGCCATGCCTATCAACGGTAAGTTCTACTCCCTCAACGATGCGCAACTCGTTTCTCCCTTGATCTCAGTCTGTCTTTTGATAGCTGACGTCAGGAAGAATGAGCTAGCGGTTCGCGAGGAGTTCCCTTACCTCACTGACATTGAAGTCAGTGATCTGGCATGGGGAACCACGATCGTCAACGCCGCACGAGATGTGCTGCGCCAGCGGTCCTATGGTTCTGGTCCGGCTGCCCTGGCTCTCTTCCGAGAGCTCGGGCTGGTGGATGAGAACGGAAACCTAACGTCGGATGACGTGAGGGAAGAACTGTGAGCATGCCTCCCGATGAAACGATCTCGAGTGGCGGCTACGGTGTAAATCATCGTCGCCGTTATGCCAGAAATGGCACTCTCCAGACCGATTTCGGTCCTGCACAGAGACTTGTGCAGGGCAGGTTCACAGAAGTAAAACGCACCCGTGGAAAGCGTCTTCCCTTACGGGAGAAGCCTTTCACACGTACCACCATAGCAACCGCAGTTCCCTTTGGGGACATCGGTTACTGGTCATACAGTGTAGGGTCTTTTGTTCATACCTATGAACGATCGACTGGCCATCAGTCTCAGACGAATAATACCGTCTCGCCTGTGGCCTACTACGACTGTTGGGGCTTGGCTGCTGCAAAAGAGCCAGATTTCGCCTTTCGGTACGCGTGCACTCCGACTAGCCTTGGCGTGAATCCAGACCTGCTTTCGCAGGCTGAGGTAAAAGCCATGACTAAGTTGCGTAGTAAGTCGGGTAGTCCTGACCTGAATTTCGGTCAGATGTGGGCAGAACGGCGGGAAACCGCCGAACTCCTACAGTCCGCTACTACGGGGATGGCGGAGTTGGTTCGGGCTTGCGGCAAGAAAGACTGGCGTAAGTCCGCCTCCATCCTGAAGGGGATGTTTTCTGCTACTGGTGCCACCCCAGCCCGTGAAAAGGCTAGGATGGAGTGGGTAGAACGGTGGCTAAAGAAGGAACTGAAGAAGACTCCTTCCAATGCCGTCCGTGCTGTCCGCAGTGCAGAGAACGCCATACTAGGGTACAACCTTGGTGTGTCTCCCCTGCTTAAGGACTTAGAGAGTGCGACTACCTCTCTATTCGCTGGAGACATGACCGCGGGTTATTTTGATATCCGCGTTCACGCTCGGCACTCTCGCACCATAAACGACCGCGCAAGCGGCACGCTGTGTGCGACCCAGAGCCAGGCGATAGGTCTCAAGGACAGCCAGTACGAACTAACGTGCAGTGAAACGCACGGTTATGATGTTCGCCTGGTTGCCCGTCCACGTTTCAGCAATGAAGCACTGCTGAGTCGCTTAGGTCTTTCCGATCTAAGCACTCCATGGGAGGCAATTCGCCTTTCGTGGCTCGTGGATTACTGGTTCGCCGTCGGCAAGTACTTGGAGGCCCTAAATGTACCTAGGGAATTTGAGTTTGTCGACGGAAGCTACACGCAACGTCTTATCCGTATCACTACGTGTAAGATGAAGTCCTCGTTGCATGGAACCAGTAGAGCAGGGGGTAATGGTCTTGTGAACCATACCAAGCGGGTAGTGTATGGGAAGTTTCCTTTTCCCATCCCGCCCCTCTCTAGCCGTATGAAAGATCTTACGGTCACGCAGTCACTAAACGTTACTGCGCTCTCGTCTCGATACCTCAGAGACGTGTTGCAAGGTATCTTCCTGTAACTATGAGGGACCGCTAGCATCCTGCTGGCCGCCTCAGTACACACCTGCGCCCAAAGGAGGGCACAATGGCACTATCCATCAACGATGGCAAGACGACACCGGTAGCCCATATTTTCGGGCAGGATCAGACTCAGAACGGCTCTGATCCGTCGGTGTTCGTCAACCGCGCCAACGCCAATGGACCGGCGTTCTGGGAACGTCTCACCTTCGCTGGCATCCTTGCCAGCGCCCTGCGTCCCAAGCAGAAGCATCGGGTGAAAACCCGCTTGACTCTGCCGATTGCAGGGACCGTCGACGGCAATCCCGCCGTCCTCGGTACCATCGAGGTGATCACGACAGTCCTGGCTGACCAGAGTGTGGCCACCGAGGCCAACATGAAGGATGCAATCGTGTTGAGTGCAAACGCGCATCTCGACACGACCATCCGTGGTCAGCTCGCGACGTTCGCACCCGCTGTGAAGTAATTCACATGCGGGTCGGCAGTCGTGTCCAGGTGGAGGTCCCTATCTCCACTGTCGTTATCGAACCGATTAAGTGGTTCGGTATACTTTTCCTAGGAGTCGTCCTATGGTTACTCGTCTACCTCCTGTTTATCGGGGGGAAAACGCTCTGGTCCAATTGGATCTCGTCGAATTTACCCGACGATTCTTTGCAACTGTCGGTTCCGATGCCCAGTTCACAGGGCCCGGACCAGTGCTCCTTACCAGAATGCACGCCGAACACGGGAACGTATCCCTGCGTTTTGCGGTGAACTATCTGAGTGAGGAGCTCTTCTCGAAGTTCGATGACGGTAAAAAGTCACCGGCTAAGAGAGCAGCTGCAGTCCGAAAGTTTGAAGAGGCGGAGCGCAACTGTGCTCTCACCAACTTCAAATTCCAGCCTACCCAGGCTGGTCAGCCTCCTGCCTGGCTCGATCATGATCATCCCTTAAACGGGTGCCATGATGATGCTGCCGTGTTTGCAAAAGCACGCAGCATCGTGAGCCGGATTCTGGGACCATTCCCAGGATGGGAAGCAGTGGCTGAATGTTCGGACTTTGGGCCCGGCGCGACTACTCGTTTGCGTCGGAGCGAAGCCCATCGATCCAATAAGTGGTCTGGAAAACCACACGCTGGACCATTTACCTCGAGTCCCCTTGCCAGCATCTATGATGCTTTCCCTCTGCTAATGCAGTGGGTTGACAGCGGGTCCAACATCCAAATGGTTGTTGGAAATAAACTCGATTGGGTTCCGAAGAACTATAAGGTCGACCGCACTATTGCAATCGAGCCAGACCTGTCTATGTTCCTTCAAAAGGGCATTGGCAGGCTGATTCGACGTCGACTGAAACGAGTGGGTCAAGACCTGGACAACCAGGAGACGAACGGTTGGTGTGCAGCTATTGGTTCGATCACCGGAGAACTAGCAACGCTAGATCTCTCCGCAGCATCGGACTCAGTGGCCTATCGCCTCTGTGAGTACTTGATCCGCCCTGATTGGTTCGAAGCCTTAGTACAGCTCCGCTCTCCGGTCGGGTTCTTTGCTGATCATGACGGTAGCCCTCGGGCCGTCGTCTATGAAAAGCTCTCATCTATGGGCAATGGGTACACGTTCGAAGTGGAGACGTTGATTTTCTACGCTCTGCTCCGTGCCGTATCTGAGCTTGTCGGTGAGTCGGACCATCGTCTGTACGTCTACGGCGATGACCTCATCATCCCATCCGGGATGGCTGAGGTAGCTATGACATACTTGAAGAAGGCGGGATTCCTTGTGAATCCGGACAAGTCCTACTGGACGGGTCCTTTCCGCGAAAGTTGCGGTCAGCACTTCTTTAGGGGAGACGATGTTACACCGTTCTATGTCCGGGAGCCTGTCAATCGTTTAGATAGGCTATTCCTCCTTCACAATAACTGCTGGCGGTGGTTTAATAAACACCCTGGCTGTGCTTCCTCCGAAGATATTCGGTCGTTCTTAACGTGGTTGAGGTCCCATGCCCCTGAAAAGTGGCAGAAACCTCGTCTTACTTCGTCAAGTGTCGGCGACGGTGCCTTCATCGGTAATTTTGATGAAGTCACCCCCCAATCCATTGGGAAGTCGCGGAAACGTGCAGGATGGGAGGGATGGAGGGCAGATGTTCTGTCCTACCGCCCTCGCCCGGGCAGCGCTCTCTCAAAAGAAAGGAAGCGGGATCGCTCCCGCTACGTCCGCCACATCCTCGGTCAAGACTTTGACCCGGATGGTTCGGTGCTTGCTTCCTTGTGGAGCATGCGCCAGGTTGACCCCTTTGACCCGTACGTGAGTACCGGTCGTCACCTGAGGGACTGGTATCGGGATTTATCCCGACCCAGCAACACGCCATACGCCGAAAGGCATTGGTATGTTGGCGTCCAGGTGTTACCCTGGACCCCAGAGGCTAGCTGGTTTTAGCT